GAGAACATGCCATTTGCATTTGATGTTCTCGAAAGAGAAGAGAAACAAGATAAGTGGATTCTTTCAGAAGCAGCACTCAATGAAGAGTATTCATTAGAGGACATCTTCAGATTCTCTGATTACTTAATTGCTGAAGAATGCCACCCCGTATTATTTGAACTAGAATTAGTTAACCCAGAACTTATACCAGAATGAGTCGTTTTATTGAATTATTGGAAGGAACTTTTGCTAATAAAATCCAAGCACAGTCCTATCCTACTCGTTATGCACACATTCGTGTTTCTCACCGCTTGATTGGTGAAAATCGTATTTACGGGGAACAAGCATACAACTATCTTCTAGAAAGACCATATCGACAGTTTGTGATTGATGTGGTTCAAGAGGGTGAAGAGTATCGTCTCAAGAACTACGAACTTGCAAATGCTCTCCATTTTGCACAGTGTAGACGACTTGACGAAATCACAGACGATATGTTGACTTATCGCGAAGGTTGTGATATTATTATGAGAGAGACAGGACCTGATTCATACTTTGGTGGAACATCAACCTGTAACTGCACAGTCAACTGGAATGGAACTGAGACATATGTCCAGAATGAGGTAACACTCACTAAGGACGAGTATCATGTAGTTGACAAAGGATTACACATAGAGACACATCAGAAGATCTGGGGATCTGATTGGGGTGCTTTTAAATTCGTAAGGCAGTAATGCCTTTATTGCCACTTTAGCTCAGTTGGATAGAGCAACGGTTTTGTAAACCGTAGGTCGTCGGTTCAAGTCCGACATGTGGCTTTGGTGACTGATCATCACCATCGGGAGTGACTGAATAACCCTGTTGGAATTAGGCGGGGTAATGTAAATGGTTAGAGGTGGTACTCGCCTTCCCTAAAGGAAGTGAACCCGCACCAAGGGAACCATTGTTGTTATGTACTAATTTTCGCTTTAGCGATTCCCATAACATGAGGGTATGAAGTATTCCCTCCTCCCACACGGGGAATTAGCTCAGTTGGTAGAGCGCCTGCTTTGCAAGCAGGATGTCATCGGTTCGAGTCCGTTATTCTCCACTCAATCCTCTTTAGCTCAGCGGTAGAGCGGTTGACTGTTAATCAATTGGTCCCTGGTTCGATCCCAGGAAGGGGAGTTATGGTAACGTGGAAAGAACAATTCTACTACATCTACATATGTTTTAAAGAAGTATTTCTGATATGCCTTACAAAGATAAAGAGAAAAATCGTGAGTATCAGCGCGAGTGGGCGAGAAAGAATTCTAAGACTCATAAAGCAAATCAAATTAGTCATCAGAGGAGAAAGCAGATAGTAGAGGATGCGAAGAAGCATCCATGTATCATCTGTAATAAAGAGTTTCATCCTGTTCAAATGGATCTTATTCATGTAGATCCATCACCTAAAAAACACAGTGTATCAAAGTTATTGCAGTATGCTAGTTACAAGACTTTGAAAGAAGAGATTGATAAGTGTGCTCCTATATGTGCAAATTGTAATAGACTACTGCAGCATGGCATGGTAGAACTACCTGAACTCATTGTCATGCCTTAAGGTTCAAATCCTCACATGATGAAATCTTAGAACCCTACAGTGTTTTCCAAGGTTTTCTGGTATAAATAAACCCGAGGACAAAGTATCGCAGGGTCAGAGTAATCATGCCATTAACACGTTTAGATAACCTTATTAGTTCAAAGACTGGTAAGTATCTTTATGTTTCGCCAGACGATTTTAACGCAACCGATGCGTTATCGAACCGAGGCAATTCACCAGTCACGCCGTTTAAGAGTATTCAGCGTGCATTTTTAGAAATCGCAAGGTATTCGTACCTTCCTGGATTTGGTAATGATAGATTTGACCAGTTCAGCATCATGCTGATGCCAGGTATTCACTATATTGATAACCGCCCTGGTCTTGGTGATACTGCCAACATTGCTGAATTTGGTTTTGATCCAGCAAATAATGCTTGGACTGATAACAGCATTCTCGATATCTCTAACCCAGATAACGTTCTCTACAAATTTAACAACACTGAGGGTGGTGCAATCATCCCTAGAGGTTCTTCTCTTGTAGGTTATGACCTAAGAAGAACTGTTGTTCGTCCTCTATATGTTCCTGATCCTGCTGTAACTGAGCGTGAGATTCCTCGCTCCGCTATCTTTAATGTAACTGGTGGTTGTTACTTCTGGCAGTTCACCATCAAAGATGGTCAGACTACTTCTGAATCTCCTCTCTACAATTCCTCTGAAGGAACTGGTAAAGTTTACTACGACCCAACTGACTTTACTAAACTAGCAGCACCTAACTATTCTCACCATAAACTAACTGTATTTGAATACGCAGACACAGAAGAGTTGTCTCTATTCTACAGAAAGATTTCTAAAGCATTCAAGCAGTATCAACCATCAATCGATCTGCCTGGAGAATTTGATTTTAGAGTTCAAGAGAACAGAATTGTTGGACCTCTATCTGACTCTAGAGTTATTGAGAGTCTAAAGGTTACTGATAACTCTGCTGGTAATAATCCACAGATTCCTGCATCTACATCTGAAATTGAAGTAACAACCAAGGTAGACCATGGTTATTTCCAAGGTCAATTTGTTGCTATTGCAAACACAGAGATCGATGATGTTCTTGAGGGTATCTTCCCAATTAAAGCAATCGATCAAAACGATGCTCGTAAGTTTACTTACGAAGTTCCGTTTGTTGCAACAGCAATTGGAACTAATATTCAGTCTGGAAAGATCCTAAATGCTGGATCCAGTCCTGCTTTGGGTCAGAATGCACAGACACTAGCAGAAGTTGACTCTGTTGAGTCTGCATCTCCATATGTCTTCAACGTGTCGATCAGATCCACTTGGGGTATTTGTGGTATCTGGGCAAATGGTCTGAAAGCCACTGGATTTAAATCCATGGTTATCGCTCAGTACACTGGTGTATCTCTACAGAAAGATGATAGAGCATTCATCCGTTACGACGAGTATTCTAACACCTGGAACCAAGCGTCTCTAACTGACGCATTTGCTACGGTTCCTTATCACACCAAGGGTGATAGTTATTGGAAGGATGAGTGGAGAAACTTCCACGTTCGTGCATCTGAAGACGCATTCATCCAGAACGTTTCGATCTTCGCTCTAACTCCAACTTTGGTAACACATCTCTACACGCTATTGGTTTCAAAGGTTTCGCCTTTAACCAAGATAAGGGTGGATACATTGATGCGATCATCCCACCAAAACAAGTTGTTGATACTGTAGCAAATACAGAAAGAATCAACTACTATACAATTGATGTTCAAGGAACTAGAGCAGGAAACAATACAACTAAATTGTTCCTCGGTTCTGATGAACTTAAGAATCCACTAGAGCGTCCTGCTGCAACAATCACTGGTTACAGAATTGGTGCTAAATCTAATGAAAGACTATATTTCAAAGGAGCAGCATCTTCTGTTGGTGACACTTACAACGTAGAACTAGAACCAACTGGATTTGTTAAGTATGTCGCTAAAGGCAGTCTTTTAACTCCAACAGGATTTGCTGCAAATAATAACTATGCTGACGCTGCTAATCTAATTGAAAGCAACCGTCGCATGATCCAAGAGGAAGTCTTCGGTTATATTCTAGAGAAGTATCCTAGACTCCAGAGCATTCCTTATGTCAACCCTGGTCTAAATCCTGCAGGTAACAGATACTTTGATGGTCGTAATCTAATCCTTGCTAATAGACAGTGGATTATTGATGAATCATTTGCTGATACTACTAGAACATTTGGAACTACATTTATCAATGCCATCACCAATGGCGAAGAGAAGTGTAAGCGTGACATCGGACTTATTGTTGATGCTATTGCAGAAGACCTTAGAGATGGTGGTAACTCTAACATCATCGCTGCAACCAGAACATACTTTGACGGTGCTGGAAGTCCTCTAACTAATGGACTAGCAGGAGAAGAGCAGTATTCTGTATATGCATTCAACAGAGCTCGTGACTATTGTAAGAAAGCAATTGCAAACTTACTACCAATCAAAGCAGATCTATATGATCCAGATTCTAATAGCATCTACTTTAATGGTAATACACCTAAGTATCCTGATTTTGTACAAGGAAAAGGTAAGACAGGTTCTCAAGCAGAACTAGATGGTGACACAACTAATGGTGTAACCATTGACCTTGCAATCAAGCAAGATCCTGCTGGTAGAAATAAGGATGCACGTAATAGAATTGAGGCAAACAAAGAGTTTATCCTAGACGCAGCACTTGCTGAAGTAAGTGTATATCATCCTGACTTCTATATTCCTGGTGATACACAAACCAATGCACAGTCTAGACTTGCTGACGCATTCAGAATGATCCGTCGCAACTCTTCTGAGATTAGAGATAAGGCACTTGCATCTATTGCACTTAATCATCCTAACTTCTATATTGATGGGGATCAGCAGACTGATGAGGGATCAAGATACGCATCTGCATATCGTTTGATTTTAAATAACAGAGCTCAAATTGTTGATACTGCACTAGCAGAAATTACAGTTGGTCATCCTGATTTCTATAT